TCGGCACATTTCCCGGTATGTATCCTCGTCGGCTTTTGCGTTTATAACATCGACAAATCTGTCACCACGGGCAGCACCTTTTTTGCCATAGTTGATAATATAGGCTTTTTCCGCATTGCGGACACCTTTTGCGTCCTCTCCCAGCGGATAAACTACCCTCAGCTTGCTACTCTGATGTGCAACTCCGACACTATTGTACATACTGCCTGTATCATAGTGTCCGGCTTTAACGATGCCGGAACGCCAGTCCTGCATCGCAGTGTCGGCGGCAGCGTCGAGCATATCGGTGCATAGGTCATCGACTCCCTCAGCCAGGCTGAGCAGATCACCAACCAGTTTATCTATACCGTCATAGCTAACGCCCATTATATCACCTCACAGAGCCATGCATAGTGTATTATGCCTGTATCGCTGTCATAAATGACCTCCGGATCATCGACAGCTATCTCATCACAGGCAGCCAAGGCAGCTGATACATTATCTGGGATGTTGCTGTATTCTGTTGTCGTGAAGAAGTCTACAGCAATCATTACGCCGGATTCTGCAATCGTACAGTCTCCACGAAGGGAAAGGCTTCCTATTTCGTGCCATACGATATACTCAGCTTCCTTGTCTGATTCGTAGTGATATACATTGTCGTATACTGACAGCAGCACATCACGGAATTCCTGCAATGTCATAGTTTACCTCCAGCCTTGAAAGCGAAAGCACGGAACTTGCCGGATTTGTGTCCGGAAAATGTTGCGCCTGGACTATCTCATACTGTCTACCGTTGATAGTAGCAACGTCCTGCGTTGATATCTCACGATGCATAGGCACTTGTATCAACTCCGACAGCTTGACATCAGCCTGCATTGCGGTATATGCACGCTTTACGCCGATAGTTTTGTACTCAAAACGCAGCCCAGAAAATTTTGCAATCAAGCCTTTTTTCGGCTTATTGCCGGGAGGAGCGATATTATCTACCGAAAATACATCTGTTATACCGTCATTAAAACTCAAAAATTCAGTTTTCTGCGTTTTCATCGCCGTCACCCTCATTCTGAGCCGCAGAAACAGCGTATTTTGCACGGAGCATTATGAGTTCCGCAGAGTAGTTATCTTTAAATTCCTCATAAGCATTGCTCCTTATGTACCGGCAGCAGTCAAAAAGCAGCTGCCGGTCTGAAAGGTCAGAGAAATCAAGATCAACTCCTGCGTAGGAACTCAGTACTTTCTTTGCACGCTCCAGAATCCCCGCTATTTTATCATTGGTCTTTTCATCGTTCCATGTTATATCAAGGTAGTTTTTAAGTTCATCCAGCATCAGATCCGCTGGTTGTCTCAACAGCACCGCTTACTGTCACAGGGAGAGCCAGGGCGGTCAGGCCGCTGATATCGAGGTATACAAAGCTTGTAATATCTTTAGCCCTGCCGTTGCCGTAAAGCTTGATTTTATATGTTCTGAGATCCTCCACAAACTTGTAATCGTCGGAATATTCAAGCTTTCCGCCCTTGGAAGTGCCAAGTCCGCAGAAGTAGTTCTTGGCGATGCCCAGAACTGCGTGTCCGGAAGGAACAGCTACAGACTGCACTATATCAGTAGGAAAGGGGAGTACATCGTGAATGTAGTTTCCGCCAGAAGTAAGAATAGTGGTCGCAGGCATGATTTTTGTAAAGTAATCTGCCGGATTGCAGATCAGGATAACTCTGCTGACAGTTCTGGGAGAGCCTGTAGCATCAACAGCCAGAGAAGCAAGCAGATTGCCGTATGTAGCAGGCAGGAAGTCAGTAACCGCAGTTGCAGTTTTTCTTGCATATCCTGTAGTAGGATTGAGACTTCCGGTGAAGTTTCTGGTCATACCGGTAGGCTGTTTCAGGCCATTGCCGTCAACAAGACCGGTTTCGAGGCCAACAGCCAGAGCATCAGTGAGTACACCACGGCAGTAAGCATCTACCCAAGTAGGACCGAGGTCGAGCATATCAGTGGTACAGAACATATACGCTGTAAGTTTGCACAGTGTCATGTCGAGGATTCCGAGTGTTCCGGAAAGCTTAGTTGCGATTTCGGAGTTGATCTCTCCCCAGGTTGCAGACTGTGAAGCCTGAGCGTTAAGAACCCACTTTGTCGCAGCGCCGGTATTGGTAAAATCAATGAGATTAAGCAGAGGGTGATCGTGCTTTACATCTTCCATTACATCATCAATAACAGTCAGAGGCAGTGCAGATGTGATTCCGCCGATAACGCCTTCCTGCTTTGCGTTTGCGATAAACTCATTGTAAAACTTAGTTTCCTCAGAGGTGAGCTGACGCACACCACGGGCAGCAAGAATGCTGCGATCAGTAGCCTGAGAGATACCATTAGCCTGATCCATGATAAGATCTTCTACAAACTGCTGCCAGTCATTCATAGCAGCTTCCATTGCAGATGTGTCCTGATTTCTAACGCTTTCAGCAAGGCTGCTCATTATTTCAGTCTTTCTCTTTTTGAGAGCGTCAAGGTTTTTGGGATTGCTCATAATAAGTTCCTCCTCATTTGAAGTATTTCATAAACTGTGCCGGAAGATCATCAGTACCGTTGTCACCAGTATTTCTATCAGTGATGCTGTCGGCAAGCTGACAGATCTGCTCCAGACGACTGGTATACATTGTAATACCCTGTTCTCTTGCAGATTGCAGCGCATTTTTTGCTGTTTCGATGCTTATATCCTTTTCGGCGTATTCATCAGCAAAGCCAAATTCCATGCACTGTTCTGCCGTAAGATACGTTTCTGCATCCATAAGCTTTACCAGTTCCTCCTCGGCAATCTTGCCAGCGGATTTAAGCAGATAAGCATTTCTTCCGGCTTCATTCAGCACATCGAGATCATCAGCTGCTTTTCTCAGCTCCTTGGCATTGCCGGAGGCGACTGCCGAGGCATTGTGTATCATCATTACTGCATTTTTAGGCATGATGACTTTATCCGCAGCCATAGCGATTACAGATGCTACAGAGCAAGCAAATCCGTCGATGTATGCCGTAACCTTTGCCGGGTGGCGGCGGAGCTGATTGTAGATACTCACGCCTTCCAGCACTGATCCGCCAAGAGAGTTGATATAGAGATTGATATTATCGACATTTTTGTACTTTTCCAGAGTCTCCCGGAAGTACTGAGCCGATGTTTCAGACTTTTTCACACTCCCTGTCCACCAGTCAAAACTGTCGCCCTCGACGGCAGAGTAAATATATAGGTCGATGCTGGACGGATTTTCTGCTGACTGTTTAATTTCCCACAGGTTTTTCACCATTCTCACCACCTTCCACTGATGCATAGTTTTTGGTTATATAGTGCATCTGCGCCCATTTCTCGCCGGTAGGAACAATTCCTGCCTTTTCTCTCGCCTCGTCGGGAGAGAGAATGCTGCTGGATATGAGTTTATCCGCAGATGTAGCTATGTCAAAAATGTCAATATGCTTGATACATGATGTATCTGCACATATCCTGTTGCCTTCGGCTATTTCTGATGGACTGAACTGTTTGCCTGTCAGCTCCTCGGAGATCATTTCCGCAATCGGATCAATGCAGCCAGTCAGCATGATGTCATATGCATCTTTTATGCCTGCAACATCACCTCGTATCAATGCCGGAGGCACACCAAGCGCCTGAGCAGCCCTGCTCAGAGCTTCATCTACCAGCGTTTTGATGTCAGCTACGTTGTTACTGTATTTGTTTCCGCCGGTATCAGCTTTTACGTCATAGCTGTATCCCTCGAAAAGTGGGAGTACTGAGTTCACGGAGCTGTCAAAATAGCTCTTAAAGTAGTCATTCATCAGATTTTTGAAGTCATTTTCAAAACTCTGTGAATTCTGTGCCTTAGCCGAAACATTCAGAATACCCTTTTCTTTGCCTGCCTTGATATACTTTTCTGATGCTGATACTATCAATTTCTGATACATAGCAAAAATATTGTCTATGATCCGCTGTACATCATTACTTGTATATTTCAGGTAGTATACGTCGGATATGGGAAATGATGAGGCGAAGGAAAAATCACCCCTGGAAACGCCTGAAAAAACCATCCCAGTAAGGGCATATTCGTCTTTCTGAAAGTCATCGGCAATGATTTTCTGATTATTATATGGGATAATCAGAACTTCTTTGTGGTATAGCAGCTTGCAAACCACTTCCTGCCAGAACTCAGTAGCATTCTGATTCACGTTAGGGCGATAGTTCAGGTTTGCCCATTCAAGCCCCTTGCTTTCCTTGCCAGAGTAGTAGGTTCGGAATTCGCACTTAGCCGTAAGCCTTGCAATCATTTCAATGGTCGTAAATAGTGCGAATGCTTCAAGCGCTATCTCCGAGGTGGAATCTGCCCGGAAGGTATCTACAGAAATTGTGGATTGTTTGCTTTTGAATATCCCTCCGAGCCAGTCAATTATTCTCATGGTATCACCCCCTCGTTAGTAGTTGTATACACCGGCAGACGGAAGCGGTTTACTTGTGGCTGATACAGTCAGCACATCAGATGCACATTCCGCTGCCACGAACGCCTTGAAAGTATCAGTCTTGCGGCTTTTCGGCTCAATTTTTCCGTAAGTCAGATTGCCTGATTTACTTGTGACTGTCATTGAGTTGTTACAGCACCAACGCATCACCGGAGTATCTCCCCAGGCAAAACGCTTATTTACAAATCCGCTTGTAATTGTCGGAATCCTCAGCATCTCATCTCTTGGACGCACACGGAACACATTTTCATAGCCTTTATCAGCTGAAAAATTTATCCTCATCAATGCGTCACTAAGAAGCTGATAGCGATAGTCGTCTATTGCCACCATTAGGATCTGACATCCTCTTTTCCGTGCCTCATTTTCGAGCCATACACAGGGTAATTCTGGTGGTATTTCTGCCGCATCTACAAATGTCACCAGTCCTCTGCTTTCCCATTCCCTTAAAGGTGCTTTGATTCTGCCTAAGTCAGCAGATTCGCTGCATATCCAGGTGTGGGAAAACCAGTAGTCAATGCCATTTACTCGCCAGAGCAAACCAGCACCCAGGAAGTCGGTAGTTTTCATGTAGTCAATTCCAGCGACACACGGTCTGCCTCTGATCGCTATTTCATCAATAGGGATATTTGTAGCCTCGATAAGTTCCCATTTAGCGACTTCATTGATTCTTGTCTTTGGGGGTCTGTTCATGCGCTTGCTTGCAAAACTAATATTTGCTGCCGGGTTGAGCCGGTAGTCAAAGTATTCCAGTTCAAGCTCCTGACGCAGATCAGGAAGATAGGGTAATGAGGGATTAGCTTTTTCCCAATTGTCTTTATTGTTGATTTCCTCATCTGAATCAAGCCTGCACATAAAAGGCAGAGTCCCGTTATCAGGCTGCTCTCCGCTCAGGATTGCAAAGCATTTCTCCTTCAGGTCGTCCAGTGGACCGTCCCTGTTATCTCCGTCGGTAGTGATAATAGTTCGGCGGGGCAGAGGTTTTTTGCCCAGACCTGTAACTGCCACGTCAATGAGCCGGTATGACTCATAGGCATGATACTCGTCAAAATCAACTTTTCCCGGTCGTGATCCGTCTTTGGTTTTGGGTGATGAGGTATTAAACCGAAAAGAAGAATTAGTATCAGTATTGATTATTTCTTCTTTAGTCCAGCTAAAGTGACGCTTCATTTTCTGCTTGTGGCTTTCCAGCACATTGTAAACGTCTTCCCAGCTGGCTTTTGCTTGCTTTTCGGACATCGCAAAAATGTCGATGTCGTATTCTGGAATTCCATTGGTGGAAGTGAGCAGGCAAAAGTCTTCAAAGCCCAGATAGCCATTTTTACCTGCACCTCTGGCAACATAAATCACCAGAATAGGGAAACGTAGTCGCCCGTCAGAGGTGTACAAGCAATTATGGAGCGCAAAGCAGAATTCTTCCCACTCAAAGAGTTCAAACGGAAAGTACTTTTGATAGCTCAGATACTTTTCAAGCTGCTGCGCATTGAAATGAACGTCTTCTGTTGTCAAAACACGCTCCACCATATCAATGAGGAGCAGCTGTTCATGGCAGGCTTTTACCTTGCCGCTGCGGATTAGCTCAATATAGTTGCTGACAGCTTTACAGTTCGTCATCTACATCGCTGATAACCGTATCAGCGGTAAGGTCGAGCTGCGAAAGTATTCTGAGCATCTGAGTATTTACCGTTATCACTTGCTTTACCGAGGGATTATCTTTAAATCCGGATTGTCCACCGCCATTATCATACGGGATACGCAAGCCGTTTACCCTGATATCCTTGAGCAGTACCTCTTTCAGATCCCAAAGCTGCATATAATCATCTATCAGGCTGACGAAAACGGAAATGTCAGCGCTGCGGTTCGTCAGCTGATCTATCAGACTTTGCCGGACTGTTTTTTTAGTCGGCTTTCGATTTGCCATTTTCTCAGCTCCTTTCCACACCCACCCCCCTATTTTGTAGACTTATACAATTCTCAATTGTCGAG